GATCCTCGCCGCCGTGCCCGATGTGAGGCACATCGTCGTGGAGCGTCGCTTCATCGGCCGCTTCGCTGACGGTGACATCGTCGAGGTGCCCCTCACCCTCAGTCTCGACGATGTCGACGAGCTGCAGGCGGACTATCCGACGCCGGTGGATCAGTTCAAGGCGATCCTGCGCACCCTCGGTGGTGACGAGGCGGCGGCGAAGTTCACCGCGCACGACCTGATCGAGACGGCGATCATGGCGGAGAAGTACTTCCGCACGCTCGGCAAGGTGCAGCAGGCGGCGTTCCCGGAATCCTGAGCGTCGCCCAGACCATCCGGGAGCACCGCACTGCGGCCGCGCGCACGCTGCGCGAGACGTTCGGGGTCGGGCTCTCGGACCTGGGCGGCGCCCTGCTGTGGGGTGAGGCGAAGATCCTCATCGAGCAGGCCGCCGGAGACGGCGGCACATGGATGGGCGCGGAGCTGGCCGGGTGGGCGTACCCCGCGACCATGCCGGCGCTGCTGGGCTTGGTCGCGCAGATCGGCGACGAGCGTGCGTCGCGGCGCGTGATGCCGTGGGCGCTGAATCAGGACCGGCCGCAGGCGACGCCTGATGAGATCGCCGCAGCCGATGCGGCGCTTGAGGACGAGATCGTCTTCCAGTAGAGGGGGTGGCCATGTCCTCCGAGGTCGGTGCCGGTCACTTCAGCATCTTCCCGACGATGCCCGGGTTCCGCAGCGCCGTTGTGAAGGAGGCGCGCGGGGCGGGTGTCGCCGGCGCGAAGGGCGTCGAGGGTGGCTTCAAGGGCGTGGGCCGCAGGACCGGTCGCACCCTCGGCCGCGACATGAAGCAGTCCCTGACGACTTCCGCGGGCGACCTCGGCGCGGCGGCGCTGGGGAAGCTGAACGGCAAGGTGGCGTCCGCGTCGGCGGCGCTGTCGAAGGCGCGTCTGCGTCAGCAGGACGAGGCCGGCCGTGTGCGGGTCGCGGAGACCCGGCTGCGGGAAGCGGTCGAGAAGTCCGGGGAGGGGTCTTCGCAGGCCGTGGCCGCGGAGGAGCGGCTGGAGTCCGCCCGGCGCAAGCAGCAGACCGCGATCGACGCAGTCACCGCGGCGACGAGCCGGCTGAGGGCCGCGCAGGATGCCGCCGCGGAAGCGGCCCGGCAGATCACCACCCAGACCACGGCATCGGCCGGCGGTCTGCGGCTGATGGCGCAGAACCTGCATGCCGGGTGGACTGACGCGCGCGCGGCGACGTCGGCGTTCACCGGGATGGCCGGGTCCATCGGCGGCGTGCTGCGCGCCGTGTCCGATGTCAGCGGCCTGAGCGCGCTGGGCCGGCTGGCCCGGATGGGCGCCCTGCAGGCGTCGAAGGCGTTCACGTCGCTGGCGACGATGGTCGGCGGCGGCCTCGCGAAGGCTTGGGGTCGTACCCGGTCGTGGCTGGGCGGCATCGGCTCCACAGTCAGGGGCGCTTTCGCCCCGATGGCGCAGTACGTGTCCGCGGCCGCGACGCTCGCGTTCTCCCCGTTCCGTCGTCTCGGCTCGTCGGTAGCGACGTGGATGCGTCCGGTCACCACGCAGGTGTCGGGACTGTTCGCGAAGCTCGGGCCGATCGCCGGCCGGGGCGCGTCGCTAATGACGTCGACGTTCGGCCGCGGCCTGGCTGGGATGGCGTCCTCGGCGGGCACCGCGCTGGCGGGGCTGGCCCGGACGGTCGGGGCGGCTGCGTCGAGCATCGGGTCTGCGCTCGGATCGGGGATCAAGTCCGCCGCGACAGCGGGCGTCACCGCGGCGGCGGCCGGTATCGGTGTCGCGTTCGCGAAGGGCGTTGGCCGTCTCACGGCCATTGACACCGCCCGGGCGAAGCTGACCGGACTCGGCAACAGTGCTGACGACGTCAAGGCGATCATGGGCGATGCGCTCGCCTCGGTGAAGGGGACGAGCTTCGGGCTCGGCGAGGCTGCGACCGTCGCCGCTTCCGCCGTCGCGGCGAACATCCGCCCTGGACAGCAGCTCCAGACGCACCTGAAGCGGATCGCGAACAACGCCTCCGCGGCGGGCCTGTCGATGGAGGAGATGGGCTCCATCTTCAATCGGGCCGCGACCCAGGCCAACGGCGTCCAGAACGACGTCATCAGCCAGCTCGCGGATCGGGGCATCCCGATCTACCAGGCGCTCGCGGACCAGCTCGGCGTCACCGCCGGCGAGGTCTTCAAGATGGCCTCCGAGGGCAAGATCGACTTCGAGACGTTCTCCGCGGCCGCCGAGAAGGCAGCCGGCACCGTCGCGGAAGAGATGGGCAAGACCGTCCCCGGCGCGGCGAAGAACTTCCTCGCCGCGATGGGCCGCATCGGCGCGAACGCGCTCGAGGGCGTCTACTCCAAGATCGGCCCACTCATCGCGGCAGCGACGAACGCGCTCGGTCCCGTCGAGGAGAAGGCCAAGGCTTTCGGCGGCGTGCTGCTGCGCGTGGTCGGCCCGGCGATGGACTGGCTCACGAACCTCCTCAACTCCATCGGGGACGGCACATCCGGCCTGGCAGAGAGCTTCTCCGGCCTGTCCGGCGTTCTCGCACCCGTCGCCGCCGGCCTGGCCGCGCTCGGCTCGGGCGGGCTGGCGGCGCTGCTCACCCGGATCCCGCTGCTGGGCGGGATGCTCGGCGGACTCACCGGCCCTCTCGCCGCCCTGGGCGGGCCGTTGGGGATCGCGGCAGCCGCGCTGGCGGCATTCTTCGCCACCGGTGGGGACGCGGACGCTCTGGCGTCCGGGATCTCCGACATCATCGGGCGGATCACCTCGGCGCTGCCGGGCGTGATCGACGCGGTCACGGCCGCCGTACCGGGCATCGTCGACGGGATCCTCTCGGCAGTGCCGCAGCTGCTTGCGGCTGCGACGACGATCGTGGGTGAGTTCGTCCTCGGGCTGGTCACCGCGGTGCCGATGCTCGTCGACGGGGCGCTCGCCCTGGTCGACGGTCTCGTCGCCGGGCTGGTGGCGAACCTGCCGATAATCGTGCTCGCGGCGATCAAGCTCGTCATGACCCTCATCCAGGGAATCGTGCTCGCGCTGCCGATGCTCGTGCAGGGCGCCGTGCAGCTGGTGACCGGTCTGCTGACCGCGATCGTGAACCTGCTGCCGGTGATCATCCAGGGCGGCATCCAGCTCCTGCTGGCGCTGGTGACCGGTCTCATCGGCGCGCTGCCGATGCTGCTGGAGGCGGCTCTGCAGCTGATCACCGGGCTGCTGGGCGCGCTCATCGAGAACCTGCCGATGCTGATCCAGGCGGGCATCCAACTGCTGCTGTCCCTCGTGACGGGGCTGTTGGGCGCTCTCCCGGATCTGATCGTCGCCGCGGTGCAGATGGTGATCCAGCTCGTCGCCGGTCTGATCACGATGCTGCCGCAGTTGATCGAGGCAGGCGTGACCCTGGTGATCGCACTGATCACCGGGCTGATCTCCGCGATCCCGCAGATCCTGGAGATGCTGCCCCAGATCGTCGATGCGATCTGGAACGGCCTCGCAGACATCGACTGGGCGCAGCTGGGTAAGGACATCGTGCAGGGCCTGATCGACGGGCTCGGCTCGATGATCGGCAACCTCGGCGACATGATCGGCGACCTCGCCTCCTCGGCCTGGGACGGGTTCACGTCCTTCTTCGGGATCCAGTCCCCGTCGCGCCTGATGCGCGGCGCGGGAGTGAACCTCGTCGAAGGCGCCGTCGGCGGCGTGGAAGACGAGGAACGCGCGTTCGCGGACTCCCTGGTCACCATGGCGAAGAAGGCGTCCAAGCGCGCGCAGAGCGCGATGGGCACCGTCTCCACCGAGGTCAGCACAGCGGTCACCTCGTCCCGCCGCCTGCCGGGCGCCGGCAACGGTCCGCCACCTCCCGCGGGTGCTGGTGGGGTCACCGTGCAGCAGACATTCCAGATGGATCATATGGATCCCGAGGTGGTGATCACCTCGGCGGGTCAGCAGTTGGCGTCGGCCGCGCGTCGAGTGGGGGTGTGATGCAGGGAATCACCGAGATCCGGGCGGGTCGGGCAGTCATCCGTGGCTGCCCGACCCCCGAGCAGCCCGACGGAATCTTCATCAAGCCGCATGGCTTCCAGGGGTGGGAGGGTATCTCTGACGCCCGGCGAGAGCAGGTCGCGCGGGCGGTGGAGCACGGCGAGCATGATGTGCCCACCTACCTCGGCGCCCGCGTCGTGACGATCGACGTGTGGATCATCGCGAGCACCCTCGGGAGACTGCGCTCGTTCTCCCAGATCCTCACCGGAGTGGGAGCCGACGGCGGCCGCACGCTCGTCACGGTCGACCATCAGGAGCAGACGCTTCACGCCACCGGCCGACGCCTGATCGGCGTGGCCGAGGACCAGGGCGTCAGGTGGCGGCGCTGGCTGCGATCGTCGGGGCAACTGCAGCTCGTGTTCGCGGACCCCCGGAAGTACGGAACGGTCGAGCAATTCGCGGGCGGGGAGCCCGCGCACCAGTTCGGGAACTTCCCGGCGCATCCGGTGATCGAGATCCCGGGCGCTCCGGTGTCGTGGACCGCGTCGAGCCCAGGCGGGACCCTGCAGGTGTCTGGTGCGCCCGCCGGCGGAACGCACCGGTTCGACATGCGCACAGGCCGGCTCACGCGCAACGGCGTCGACATCACCGACACCGCAACCATCATCGGCGACCTCTGGGCGGTGCCCGTCGGCGGCTCATGGGCGCACACGCTGCCCTCAGGCGGACGGCTGCTGCTGCCCACCACCTACGTCTGAGAGGAGTCATCGTGCATCAGACGTGGCTGTTCGACATGCGCACCGGGAACCTGATCCGCAGAGTCAGGCCCTACGACCACCCCTGGGAGACCGGGCTGAAGGGTGAGGGGTCGTCGACGGCGACATTCAAGACCGACGACGCCGAGCACCCACTGACGAACGTTGCGGCCACGTTCCGGCCGAATGCTCGTGGGCTCGCTGTCTTGTGGGGTGATGTCGTCGAGTACGCCGGGAAGATCGAGTCCTGGGCGTACGACCGCGACGCGCAGAACATCGCGGTCTCCACGGTGGAGATCCGGGCAGAGATGCTGTGGCGGCTCACCTACGGGGTGAACGTCTACGAGCAGG